TTCCCCGCTGCTTCGTCAGGCTATTGGATAAGACTTACTATTTCTTATTAGGACCCATCAGGTGGATTTTGTAGTGATATACCGCACTACGAGATTATCGGTTTGTTATAATATAAATAAATATATTCAGATTTCCAAAAGGATTTTAAAAATAAAAAAAGTTGCCATTTATTTTTTTTTATAATTATAATATCGTATATTTGAGTATAACAAAAACAACAACATATTATGGAATTTTACAGTAAGGATATCAACATTATGAGACAATCTCAACAGAAAATGGCTTTTGATTTCTGTGTTAAAAGAGGTTATACTCCAACATTTAAGGAACTTCAACGTATTACTGATGTATTCGTTGAGGTATGTCTACGACCACGTGACAAGGATTTAGATATAAGAATTGACAAATTGGACAATTGGTTGGATAATCAAATCCAAAAGAAAATGGATAAGATTGAGATTGATGGTATATTAATAGATTAATTTATTTTGTTTTGTTTATATTGAAATGGGGAACTGTGTTGGTTCCCCTTTCTTTTTTTATAGATTATCGTATATTTATTAATGGGGGCAGTCTATCCATTATTTTTATTATATGTGAGTGCCATCATTTTAGTTGAATTCTTGACTGCCCCTTTCTTTCACTTCCTACTTTGTCCACGTTTTACTTCCGAGTTTGTCCACATAAAAAAAGGTTCCTTGTGGAACCTTATTAATTTTAAGACGATTTAAGACTACTTATTCTCCCATTGGGAATAACATATACCTGATGCCTGTTCAGGTCCGTATTCGTCAACTATGGAAGAAATACACCTACTTATGTAAGTCTGTTCATCCTCACCTGCATCAGGTGATGGGATTACAAACTTTTCTTTGGATTGTTCTTCCTTAATTGGAACACAATTAGGAACGGTCTTACCATCTAGTTCTTTAGTTCCTACTTGTTCATAACCTTCCCAACAAGGGTTATCATCAGTCTCCAATTCATTTGGTTTTACTTTGGTTAGTTCAACCCTGATTTTTCTTAATTCTTCTATTCTCATATATTATTTAGATTTAGGATGGTCCTTTGGTAATAGGTCATAATCTGTGTCATACTTAGGATTTTCAGGACGACCATTCTTGATAAGGTATAGAAAGGCGTTAACCCTTGCATAAGCCCATTGTTCTGATGATTGTACTTTTGGGCTGTGTGATGTATTAAAGGCACCCAATCCTCGCTGAAATACAGATTTAAGTGCACCCAATGTAGCTTTACCATTCTTGGTGTTACTTGCTTTTTCGTTAAACTCATTAACCTTTTTCTGTAAAGTTCTTTCTTGTTCTGCGGTTACATTTGCACCTCTCTTACCTGACGCATCACCACCTGCACTACCTTCACCCTTTGGGTCTTTATTTGGTGTATCTGACTTTGGTGCTTTATCACTTTCTTTGATACCACCTCTCGGTCCTACCTCAGCAAATAATTCCTTTCTAATTCTTCTTAAATCATCTATTGTCATATAGTACCTTTTAATTCTCTATTTTCTTTTTTAAGACTTTCAATCGTAGCTTCTAAGCGTACAATATGTGCAGTCAATTCCTCAACCTTTTTACCCAAGTCATCAATGATGACCTGATATATTTTAATAGATTTTTCAAGGTTCTCAAGACGACCACCTTCAATCTCATTCTTTGATTTTTTGTATCCAATAAAGTAACCAATACCACTAGTTACTATTGTTAATATTATTTGTTCTATCATAGACAATCGGGGCAGTTCCAAAAGTTCTCACCCCTTTCAGAGTAAGCACTCGTACCGCCATTATTTAAATTTGTTAATGTTGAAGCACCCCATCCCTTACGAGTTGTGTGTCTCAAGAATATTCCGTTATTATATTTCTGAACTCTGTCAGGTATCATACCATCCAATGTAGAAGCGTTGTTGTAATCAGGGAATAAGTTTTGTCCCTTACCAATCAATAGATAATCAATCAATCTTTGTGCATAGAAATCAGCACGTTGTTTTTGTAACGACCTCAGATACTTCATAGTTTCTATAGAAATACTCGTAGAATTTTCCATCGTCCCTTCTGTTATACCATTATTCATCGTACGATACATAATATGAGGTATAGCGTTGAAGTAAGCGGTTTGAATTAGATATGGTTGAATGTAATCATTAACCAATGTCAATTCATTTTGATTGAATGTATTACCTGTTGATTGAACTTGAGATAATAATTGATTATAGAATTTGGTTCCCAAAATAGTTTGAAGATCAATATCTTGTGCGACTTGAACCTCAGCTTTTAATACGTCCATATCAACATTTTTGTTGATGTTGGTGAAATTCTTTAATTTAATTTCTGATATTAATAATACACCCATTTTTAATTATAATTTAATTCTTCTTCACCTAACCACGCAACACATTCTTCTTCTGTTAATCCATATCCTGACATTAACATTTGCATCGCTTGTTGTCTTGTTATTTTTTCTTTATTGTACTCACGAATAATCCTAATCATTGACTGATATTCTCTACCTTTTAATCCTTTGATATGTTCATTAACCGATATTGCTTCAGCATCGATACCTGTAACCACATCTGTTTCATTAATATTAGTTACAGTTGGAATAATATTTCCTTCAGGATTTGGGTCCAAACTTATCAAGGCACGTATTTCATTTGGTGTCATTGACTCCAATACCTTATTAGCAACCAATGGTGACAATGAATTAATACCATCCAATACTTGTTGTGCTTTATCGTTATTACTTGTTGCAGCAGAACCTTCGTTAGCAAAGATTGTTAATGGTTTAATTTCAAAGTTTGTTGGTCTCTCAAATTTCAATGACATTAATTTATCAAACACAGGAAGAATATCATTTTGATATGGTTGAATAACCATCTTACGGAAGTATTCAGAATGTTGTGTAATCTCATCTGAACCACCCAATTTACCTGGTGTTGCAATACCAAATAACTCAGCACTTGAAACTCTATGTGATGATAATATTGAACGACTAATGTCATCGTTTAATGATTGATAATAATTGTCATTATCGTTACGAGGTATCTGAACTATCTCAGGAGATTGTTCTTTACTTTCATTGAATGAAATGATTGCTTGACCAGCGTTATCAGTTCCACCATATTGTTCTTCCAAAGCACGAACCAATATTCTTTGTTCTTCTTCGCCAGGAATTCCGTTGTTGTAATTAATCCATAGACTTGGTGACATCCCCTTACGAAGTAGGTTCATATGGAAGTTCTTAGCTTCAATATCTATCTCGATTGCACGTTGACCAGCGGACCAATCAGGTACAGGATAATATGACATTGACGGCATATAAGACTTATAATAAAATATTTGAGATGGGTCAGCCTCATCTTTTGAAAAATTCTTAATTTCTGTTGGTGGGAATTTTTTTACATTTCTCCAATCAGGTGAGTAATAATAACATTCAATCTCATCATCTTCGTTTAATTTACCACTTCTAATTCTACTAAAATCTAAATGATAAATCTCAGCAATAGATTTTCTGTCATTCGCCCAAATAACATTTAAAGCAAACCCACCAAATAACATCATATCCAACGCACATTTCTTCATTACCTCAGAAACATTCTCTGATTTATTAACCAGATTAATTGCTGCCATTGGGTTATTTTTTGATACAATACCATCACCCATTATTTGGTTTACCTTTGAGGTAATGACCGCCTTGTGGATTGCACAGTTATCATATAAGTCTATGAAATATTGTGGTAGTAAATTATTCTCACCATAAAATACCCAAGGATATCTTTGTAATACCTCAGCAAATACTGGTAATGTAGCCCTATGGAATTGAACATTCTTCAATTCAAATTTTTTTAATTCACTCATAATTAACTTTCTATGTAGATATAGTTCTCGTTTACTTCGTTATCTGATATGTATTGTGTAAATGGTTGACTTTCTTGGGTCCCCTCTAATACAACCATACCAGTAAAAACTAAAACATTATTTGGTGTTCCGAATATATTCAGTTGATATTGACCAAGATAGTTTAAATCACTCGTTGCAAAATCTAAAACGATTTCACAATAACGAATGTTCTCACCAAACTCAGCGTTATCAGATGTATCAATATTATAACTTTTTACCTCCTTACTCATTATATGTGTAAAGGTTAATGTGTAACCAGTAAAGACATCCCTACTGTTATTATTGATATTTAAAACTAATGTATTCTCTTGACC